GCGCCAATCATTTCGTGATAATTTAAAATTTCATATTCGATTGGAAACCAATCTAAATCATACTTTTCTTTTGCGATTTTGCAGATCTTATCATCCCACTCCTGAAGTTCTTTTATTGTCCAGTCTTTCATGGCTCTCCTCCGAATAGTTTTCTAAATGATGGCCAAATGTGGTTCGGTTTTGCAATTTTTATTTTCTTAAATTTTTCATCAACTAACGGGTTTAGTTTTAGCCACAATTTTGATGCCTCGCTGGCATTATAGTTGAACGAGTTGCTAAGAAGTTCGCTGAGTGCAGATTCAGGAACTGAAAATGGATCGATCTCGGCGTAACAAATCATCTGGTTTATCTCCTTTAACTCTCTAAATAGGTCCAAGACTTTGGAATCATCAAAAGAAAAATTATCTCCGTCCCCAGAGTAAAAAGTATAAATGTTCCAACTAGAGGGGTGGTATCTCTTTCTGATAATTTCCTTTTCAAGTTCTAAAGCTGAAGACATTATAGTGCCACCCGTTGTTGCTTTTTTAAAGAAGTCATCCTCTGTAACCTCACTAGCGTCTGTTGAGTGAGAGATAAATACCACTTCTATGTTATTATATTTGTAATTGAGGAATTGATAAAGAAGGAAATAGAAGCTTCGTGCCATATATTTCTTATCTTTTCCCATTGAACCAGAAACATCCATCAAGAAAAAGATAACTGCGGAGTTGTTCTCCTCGTTCTTAAGCTTCATATGCTTATATTTTAAATCATCTTCGTGAAAAGGGAATCTTTCTTCGCTCTCCTCCTTAAATGCGCCAGAAGCGATGGCCATCTTTTTTCTGCGGATCTTTCTCTTAATCGTTTCTTTCTTGGAAAGGCGCGAGCGCATACCCTTTTTCCTGAAGCCTGATCTCTTTAATTTCTTGTGCTGGATAAATCTGAACTTCTTCCTCTCCAAGTCTGGGAGTTCCAAATCTTGGAAAAGGTACTCTGCCAGCTCCTCTAGGGTGACCTCAACCTCATAATATTCTTCTCCGGGGTCTTTTGAGGCCTTCTTGCCGGGCTCTTTGCCCTTTTTTTGCCCTCGGCGCACAACTTGGCCTTTTTGTACCTCTTTGTCTCCGGCAGAAGAAGCCTTTTCGTTTTTTTCGTTCTCGCCGTAGACTAATTGATATTCTTTGATTCCTTTAACTGGAATTTTTATTTTTTTCTTTCCATTTTGGCCAATGATTGATTCATCTGCCACAACATCTTTGATGCCCTCCCTGAGTGCTTTGTCTATTTTTTGCTTATGCCTCTTTCTGTCGGCGGCCGACCGGTCTGCTATTGATTTATGTTCTCTGAAAATACTCATGTGAAGTCCACCCTAAGAAGTAATTGCCGTCAAGAAAATGATTGTCAGTATTGTTCCTTCTGGCAATTCTACGTTTGTAATTATTTCATTACTTTCACTTAAATAAAAATCCCCCCCGTCTTCCGTATCGGAAACTAACTGGAGAATGCCATTTTGAAAAATCATGAATGTTGTAAAGTCTAATTCTGAGCCGGATGGAATTCCAAATAAATCATTAATCGATCCCCCCTCTGGAATTGTGGTTCCGAGAATCCCCGGTGTGTCAGACGTGGGATCATCCGCGCCATAAACAAGTTTGGCTGCAACAAACAGATCGTCTTCGTCGCCGCCACCCCCTCCTCCGTCGCCGCCGCCCCCTCCTCCGTCGCCGGGGGATGTTGTACCTACTGCGTTTGATATGGCAGACTGCCTAACACTATCTGTCATAATTTCCAAATCAATTAAACCTTTTCTTGTTCGGATACAATGTGCCTCAATCTGGAACAAATGATCAACCTGGCCGAAGAGCTGCCTACCATCTGTCAGCATGACTATTTCATAAAACCTATTACCATACATGACATAATCACCTTCCCGAATATATAAGTCTTGATCCTCTTGCAGTCTTCGCTTGTGAAATCTTACAATTATTTGGTTTGTTTTGTCTAAACCAAAATTTTCTGTAGTTGTTTCTATTGCTTCAAATTCTACAAGAGCATAGACTCTTATTGGTGGCAGAAAACACTTGTCAATAGCTTCGCCATAAAGTGGGTGAAAATTTGTATATTCCATCGAGATTGGCATATATAAAATTGATTGGCCCTCGACGCGCTCGATTAACTCATCGTTGACTTGCTTAACTAAATTGCGCTCCTTCTCCCCAAAAAAGAGTGGAGGAGGAGGATTTGAGGGTCTAGACCACTTATTGTTAGCCACTCTTCTCCTCCTGTTTTTCTAAATTGAGGAGGCCTTTTCTGGCTCTTATCCCCTTTGCCATGATTTGAAATTTGTGATCAATCTGGCCAAAAAGCTGTCTCTCATTTGATAGAGTTACAATTTCATAAAAGTAATCTCCGTACATCACGAAATCTCCTTCGCGAACATATAGATTTTGATCTTCTTGTAGCCTTCTCTGGTGAAAATAGATCGTTATGGAAACTTCCTTATCTAGACCGTAGTTTTCTGTTTTTGTTTTTATGCCGTCAAATTCTACAAGGGCATAGACTCTTATTGGTGGCAGAAAGCTCTTCTCAATAGCTTCCCCATAAAGCTCGTGATAATTTGTCCTCTCCCTGGAGACTGGTATATATAGGACTTGCTGACCAATGACCCTTTCTAAGAGTTCGTCATTTACCTGCTTTACTAAATCCCTCTCCTTTTCACCGAGGAATAAAGGAGGTGGCGGATTTTTAGGTCTTGTCCATTTATTTTCATCATCAGACATTTATTTAATAATCCTTTTTATCCCCAACTATCACCCTTTCTCTCGTAAATTTAAATTCTACTGCGTTTTCGCGTATTGTAATTTTTGGTTGGTTATCGTTCATTCCAGACCCAACCAAATAACCTAGAATTCTCAGGTCTATCGAAGTTTTAAAATTCCTCTCTTCTTCGCCAAGATTTGAAATATTATTTTCTAAAGAAAAATCATTCTCGATGAAGCCCTCAAATTTGTGGCCGTCGCGATGTATAAAAAAATTATTAATCTGGCCGGGGTAAGTTATAAATGGATTAAAAATTTCATTCATTTGTTGTTGATATTCGGCGTTAATTGTGAGCTTATAGTTTGCAACAACATATGTTGGCATTGGGGATGTCATTGTTGTATAAACTACCTTTTTATTATTAAACCGACCAGTTTGTTGTTTGGAATTCTTTTCGGAAGTTGCGTTTGCGAAGTTTGAGGTTTTTTCTTGATTAATCGTTCGCGCGACGGTGATCGCGCCCCCCTTCGCATCATTTCTTCTGGGGATGTGAGACCATGCGACACCCTTAAAAGAAGGATCTTTTATTAGGGAAGTTCTTTCGATGCTTATGGCGGGTAAGATAAAGACATTTTTATCTCTCAACTCTTTATTATCTTTTATCTGGTAAGCCCTTTCTGCCATTGACCAAATTAATGGAACCTTCTTCCACCCTTCGTTTGTGGTGCAGTGGACATTTAATTCCTCATTTAGCCAATCATGTAGAGCAAAATCTATTGTCTCAATCGTGGAGGGCATAAATTTAATTTCTTGAACATTTGGATCCTTGGTTTGCTCGGATTGCTTATAATATGGTCTGAAACCATCGAATTTATCTTTTTTGTTACTCATTTATTTGATTTATCCCTGAAAGATTAGATTTGGTACCCTCTTTTGTACTGTGTTCACCGCTTCTGACTTTTCTGAATCTGATTTTGCCATCTCCACATATGTAAGTTGATCCATAATCTCTTTTAATTCATCTCTTAATGCTAACTGCTCTTCCTTGGCTTGTGAAAGAAGCGCATCGGCGTTTAAATTTACCGACTCTCCGGGAATCGGGACTGTTTGGAATTTTCCCCTGATTTGACCCAAGGTCTCTTTTGATAAGGCAAGGGCGAATCTTCGGATCCACTGTTTTCCTATTGCATTAATGTTTTCATATGGAACATTATCAAAAGGAATTGTGTTCATATTATTAATCCCGTCGACGCCGTCTTTATAGTCTGGCGGATTATCCCAGCTGTTTGGAATGACAGAGAATTCAACCCACATATACCGATAAGTACTTACTAGATCGGGCCGTGGGAAAATTCTTAATTTATTATTTTTTAATTCGAACGAGTAGTGAGATAGTCTTGTCCACAAATGATCCTCGAAGGCTTTCGCTTGAAGTTTATTGTGCCAAGATGGGATCAACTCAAAAGACGAGTCATCTGTATACTGCCCATAGTAATTCATATTCCCGACGACATTTAATCCTCCGAAGTATCCAAAGAATCTCCACATGGCGTTGGGTGTCTTAAAAAAGACTTTCTTAACTATAACCCTCTTATCCTGAACGACTCCATCGAACTCGACTGGGTCGCCGTTGGGACCAATGCCGGTTGCTGACGAACCTGAAATAATGGCTTGCAAATCATAATCTTGTTGGCCCTCCGTCAATTTAAAGGATGCTGAGTAAATCGGAATTGTTCCTCCGACATTTGCTTCGAAAGAAAATCCATCAGAAACTCTTCTTGCATATTCAAACATAACTCTTGGATATTTCAAGTTTACATTTTCTGGTCCCGTTATAATATTTCCGTTCTGATCGAACGTACCCGTTGCTTGGCCGAGAACATCTGAAAGCATATTTTTTGATTGGTGAAGATTCACCAGATAGCTGTATTCTAGAACAGCCTCTTCGTAGTTTGCATAGACATTACTTGCTTTTAACTCAATGTCTAAAACGTCTCCACCCAACTTTTTATATGTGAAGGCAACCTGATCGGCAGCCCCAGAAAGAACGTGGCTTGACGTATCATAAATGCCTAGAGGCAAGGACGATGCTACGTTTGCGACGGTTCCTGTTGGAGGCAAAATTGATTTGCTCATCTGACTTTTGGGCGATAATGTAGGCAATGCCA